TTTGTAAAGGTTGAGAATCCTCTTGATCTGGAATCACCAAAAGAAACTTTGGTAGAACCAGGACAAAAAGAGGAACCTGTAACTGAAACAAAGTCTGTTGACTATGAGGGTTTCTATAAACAGATCATGGCTCCATTTAAAGCAAATGGAAAAATGATTGAGTTGAAAGACTCTCAAGAAGCTATACAACTTATGCAGATGGGTGCTAATTACACCCGTAAGATGCAAGACCTTCAGCTTGTAAAAAAACAGATTACAATGCTGGAGAATAATGGATTACTTGACGAAGGCAAGCTTTCTTTTCTAATTGATTTAGATAAGAAGAATCCTGAGGCAATTAAGAAGTTCTTGAAGGAAGCAGAGATTGATCCTTTGGATATTGATACCTCTGCTGAAATTAAGTACCAAGCGGGCAATCACATCGTTAGTGACGATGAAGTTAAGTTTCGTACTGTACTGGACGCCGTAAGTGCTACTCCAGAAGGTAAAGCTACACTTCAGGTTATTCACACGAGTTGGGATCAAGCTAGTAAAGATGCACTTTGGGCATCGCCTGACATTATGGAAGTTATCACAGAACAGCGAACTAACGGTATTTATGACCGAGTTGCTGCTGAAGTGGAACGTCAAACAATGTTAGGAGGTATTAGACCGGGAACCCCGTTTCTAACGGCATATCAAAGTATTGGTCATTTGCTGGGTCAGCAAGGAGCATTTAAAGATATTCTGGAGAAACAAAACTCATCACAAATGGCTCTAGTTAAACCAGTAGTACCTATTGCTACCAAGGTTATAACCCCAAAGCCTACAGTGACGAATAAACCACAAGTGGCGGCTGCTGCTCCAACACGCACAAGCGGGAAAAGAGTAGTATCGACCGCAAATCTAGCAGCGTTGAATGATGATGATTTCATGCAACAGTTTGCTGGAAGGCTTTAACCTTTATTGAGGATACTTATCATGTTGAACTACAACGCCCCTATTTCTGGTTCTAAATCGAGTATTGATGGTACTAGTTCTGACCAGACACAATCGTTTTACTGGCTCCGTAAGGCCATTATTCAGGCCCGTAAGGAACAGTACTTTATGCCATTGGCATCAGTTACTACCATGCCGAAGAACTACGGTAAAACCATTAAGGTTTACGAGTATGTTCCTCTGTTGGATGACCGTAATGTGAACTCTCAAGGCATTGATGCTGCTGGTGCAACCATTAGTTCAGATAATTGGGTTGTGACTTTCCCGTCAACTACTCTTGTCATTGCTAATGCAAGTAAGGCTGCGGCAGCAACTGCAATCAATGATGACATTGCTGATTCGATTACAGCTACCGCAGGTGCTGATGATTCTGGTGGTACTGGTTATGCAAATGTTACTTTGACTGGTTTGACTGGTAACTACCTGACTGCCAAGAAAAATGCTGTGATAGCTGCTATTGCTGGTTCTTCTGCTGTTCAAGCTTCTGGTAATCTATATGGTTCTAGCCGAGATGTTGGTAGCATTACTGGCAAATTGCCTGCACTGACTGAAAATGGTGGTCGAGTTAACCGTGTAGGCTTCACTCGTTTGCAACGCGAAGGTTCTATTTCTAAGTTTGGTTTCTTTACCGAATTTACGAAAGAGTCCTTGGACTTTGATAGTGATGCTGGTTTGATGGATCATTTGTCGCGTGAACTGGTAACTGGTGCTACGCAGTTGACCGAAGCTGTTCTGCAAATGGACTTGCTGGCCTCTGCTGGTGTAATCATGTACTCTGGTGCTGCTACCAATGATGCTACTGTTACTGCTGAAGGTTCGACTCCCTCGGTACTGTCTTACGCTAATTTGATGCGTATGGATCGTTTGCTGACGGATAACCGTACCCCGAACCAAACGACTGTTATCACTGGTTCTCGCTACATTGATACCAAGGTTGTTCCCAATGCTCGCATTGCTTACATTGGTGGTGACTTGATCCCAGTTGTTAGAGGTCTTAAAGACCTGTTTAACAATCCTGCTTTCATTGAAGTGCAACACTATGCTGATGCTGGTTCTGTGCTGAATGGTGAAGTTGGTACTGCTTGTGGCTTCCGCTTTGTACGTGTCCCTGAGATGCTGAAGTGGGCTGGTACGGGTGCTACTGTTGGTACTAATCCTGGTTATCAAGAAACCAATGGTAAGTACGACGTGTTCCCGGTGCTTGTTGTTGGTGATCAATCGTTTACTACTATTGGCTTCCAAACGGATGGTAAATCGATGAAGTTCGATGTGACTACCAAGATGCCGGGTAAGGAAACTGCTGATCGTACTGATCCTTATGGTGAAACTGGTTTCAGTTCTATTAAGTGGTATTACGGTATGCTGTGTCTCCGTCCTGAACGTATTGGTCTAATCAAAACGGTTGCTCCTGTCTAATCTGACAGGTTAAAATAAGGAAAGGGGGAAACCCCTTTCCTTTTAAATTCTAGGAGTTATTTAAATGAGTGATGAAGTTATTAACCAACCTACAGAATTGGATATGTTGAAAGAACGTGCTCGTTTTATGGGCATTACTTTTTCCAATAACATTGGTCTTGATTCTCTTAAAAAGAAAATCGAAGCAAAGATGAATGGCGAACCAGATGTGGCTAATACCAATGATGTTACTAATCCATTGGTTCCTACGGTTTCTGCTGGGGTTAAGATGATGACCTTACGGGAACAAGTTGTATCTCAAGCCATGAAACTTGTTCGGGTTCGTATTACAAATATGGATCCAAAAAAGAAAGATTTGCCCGGTGAGATCATCACAGTTGCTAATGAATATATTGGTAATGTACGTAAGTACATTCCTTATGGTGAGCAAACTGAAGATGGTTATCATGTTCCTCAGTGCATTTACGATGTATTAGATTCTCGTAAATTCTTGAACATTCGTACCATTAAAGACCCTCGTACTGGCACACCCAGAACGCATACAACTTGGGCTAAAGAATTTGCTCTTGATGTACTGCCTCAATTGACACAAGTTGAATTGAACAAGCTTGCTGCTGCTCAGAAAGCTGCTGCTGGTGAGTAATTAACCTATTAGAGTAGTATTATGTCCTCTGGTTCAGAACTTATTGCTAATGCATTATTCACTGACCTGCTTACAGGCGAGTCTTTTGACATACCTACGGTTAATGTTAATGATGCTGCGTTTACACCTCCAAGCATAAACAATAATCCTCTGTATGATCAGATCGTAAAACTTTCTAATAGTGACCTTACTACTCGTACTGTAGGAGGTGCTGGGACTTATGATGCAATCATGGAGTCTCAGAGTAACCATCTTAAAGCTGAATATGCTGCTGGACGGATTACAGGTGCTGAGTACACAAAGGCTTATATTGCACTCTCACAGAATGCTGTGAGTGAAGGTGTTCAATTTTTGCTTGGTAAGGATTCTGCATACTGGTCTGCTGTAAATGCACAGATGCAAGCATTGATTGCTCGAGTACAACTCGAAACTGCAAAGGTTCAATTGGCTAATGCTCAAATTGAAACTAGGAACCAGAAAGCTACTTTTGCTCTTAATAAGGTTCGTCTTGCTAATGAAGATGCTCAATATGGAATCAATAAAGAGCAGATTGAAGCTGTACGTGCTCAAACTCTAGATACACGATCTGATGGTGTAACTACTGTTGCTGGTTCTATTGGTAAACAGAAAGCACTGTATCAACAACAAATTGATAGTTATAAACGTAGTTCTGAACTAAATGCTGCCAAAATGGTTACAGATGCTTGGGCAGTTATCTATGGTATTACAGAACCAGCTACTAGCCCGACTGTGGCTACAAATGACAATGTAACAACTGTTGTTAACAAGATACTTACTAACAATGCGTTATAACAATGTTTGGTTTATTTGAAGATGAAGAACGTGTTAGCGTAGGTTCTCAGGCTTTTAATTTAGCCGGTGATCTAGTTAGTCGTCCTAATTTTTTAAAAACAACCATTGTTACCTCAGTACTTGCAGATGAAAATACAGTAGGCAGTTCTATTACAAATGCCCTATTAACAGGGCCAGGAGCTACCTATAAACGATTTGCAGACTGGGCTAAAAGGTCAGGTTATAACGATTCAGTTGGCAATGCTTTAGCTTATACATTCAGTAAAGAGTTTCTTAGTGAAGCTGCCTTTGCTGCAATAGTTCCTGTACCTTCTGGTAAGGAAACTAAATTAGTCTATAGTGACGTAGACACAATTAATCTTACATATCTGGCTAGGCAATATATTTATGCCAATGCACCAGCATATCGTAATGATAACTTCAAAGTATCATACGATACAGTTATTTCAGGTAATTTACTCATTACGTATTCTGATACGTCAACAGTATCATTTACTCCACCTGTTAGCATTATCAATCCTGTAAATACAAAGTATGTATATATCGAGTATGCTACTCGTAATATAATCCCTCCTATAGAATATCCTGTTCCAGTTTGGACAGTAGTTGATACTGAAGGGGGATTACCAAGTACTGTTGGCTGTACTGGTTCTTACGTTGACAATATTTCCTTAGTTACACTAAGTGAAACAACAACTGTTGATGTTAGTTATAACATCATTTACCCACCTACGCATGATGTAGCAACAGTTACAGTAGGTACACCATCTTTTAATAGTAAAACTGCTAATTTTACAAAAACTACCTATCTTGGTGATATAAGTAGTATTGGGTATATTTCTACAGAGTACATATTACAAATTGAATATTACTATGTAATTCATACTACAACAACAGTCAATACTGTTGTAGAAGAATATGATGAAGGTTTGAATCACATTATCAAAACTACAGTAACAACTGTAGTTACTGATGTTCTGGTTCCTAAGTATCGTTATAAACAAACATATACAGATACTATTAGTGAAAATTGGGATGTTTCTCAGTATGCTGTATATCAGATTGGAACCAATGAGACAATTGATCCCCTGGTTCTTTTTGGAGTTACTTCTGTAACTGGACAATACTTTCCAGTTGTACCTATTCGTAGGGATAATAAATTTGTAGATAAAGATAATTTTCCAAGCCAATATACGCTTAGTGCTAAAGCTGTTAAAAAGTTATTTGGTAAGAATATTCTTCCTAAATTATTTGACAATTTAGCAACTAATCCACAAATTAATGAACTAGATAATGCTTGGATTGTATTTGGTGTATCTCTAGGAACTCAGCAAGAATCAGGTAAGGAATATATTTACCAATTCTTTAAGTCTATAATTGATTCAACTCCTGCTATAAGTGGTTATGCAACTAGCGCAGCAGAGTTTATATCACAATGGGAAACTTACAATCTTGCTGTATCTGAATATACTACTACAATAGGTATTGAAGGTATTACTGTACCACCTATTCCACCCAGTCCACCTGTTTTACAGTCATATAGTTTTACAACTAATGCCTATGATGGTACTGGTTGGGATTGGCTATATAACGTTAGTATTAGTTTCTCTGGTGGAGGGAAAACATTAGGATCAGGCTATCATGCTAAGTCGGGGTCTAAAGTAAATACTACTTGGGCTTACATATCTGGTACTGCAACAATTAATGTTGCAACTATTGAGTTTGATGTAGGTGCCACAACAGTATATACCCCAACTCTAGTTAATGTCATTAAGATTGGTAAGCAATTAACAGAATCTTCTTGGGAAGAATATGAATTATTGAATCTGGTTCATAAGAATATTGTTTATCAAGGATACTCAGTAACAACTGTAGGTGATACTGCTATTTCAACAATGAATGAAAATTCATCATTCATTGTTCCACTTAATGAATATGTATTTGATGCAATGTCAAGTATTGGGAGAACTCAGTTAGCATTTGAGTCTTCCTTCTTAGTTATAAACTACTATACAGTCACAACAATTTCTTGGTATCAAACAGGATTTTTTCAAGTAGTTCTTATTGCAGCGGTCATTGTTACAGCAGTCTATACTGGGTATATAGGCCCTGAGAGTGCTGGTGTTCTTGGTACTAATGCAGCAGTTGGTACAGCTATCACAGGTGCAGCAATTGCTACTACAGCAGTAGTTGTTATTGGGGCAATTGCTAATGCCCTTGCAGCAGCAATCATAGCCATATTGATTACTGAAGCATCTACTTCAGTGTTTGGTGAGGATGTAGGAAGAATCATCGCTTTTGTGGCTACGGTAGCCGTCATGTATGGAATGACTAACGGCTTTAACTTTGACAGCAATGCAATGATGCATGAGATGACAAAGGCTGAAAATCTTATAAAATTGTCAATGTCAGCAATGGATTCCTATTCACAGTATCTTTCTGTTAAAGTAGGGGAACTTGGTAGTGAGTACCAGCAGTTTATGAGTGATCATGAAGCACGAATGAAAGAGCTACGTGAGCTAACTGCATCCTTGTCACCTAATGGTTCAATAGGTGTTAATCAACTGATTGAGGCTACAAAATATGTTGTGGAATCTGAAGACTCATTCCTCAGAAGAACCCTAATGACTGGTGATGATATTGTTAACGTAACTCTTGATCTGGTCAATAAATTTCCAGAACCACAGAGTCAACTTAAACTTGCAATTTAACTGATAGAGGTGCAAAATGGGTGCGTCCAATTTTAATTTTTTAAATCCAACTAGACAAGTATCTACGTTTGGTCAGCCTGGGTATATAAGTGGATTAAATCCCATGTTTCAAAACTTGTCTATTAATGGTTTAGATTTCCTGAACCAGACAGGCTCATATCCTGCTAATCTGGGTTTACCAGTTAGTTATGACTCTATTGGTTCTATTGGTTCAAACACCAGTAATTACGCCTCTAGACAAGGTTTCCCTAGTGCTATAGCATATGGAAATACTACCAGTACTCCTAGTGGATTTGGGTCTGGTTTTTTTGACCCAAAAAATACAGGTTTTGGTTTTAATGCTAATACTGTTGGTTTAGGTCTTGCTGGATTGAATTCTCTTACTAATCTCTATACAGGTCTTCAAGGACTGAAGCTGGCTAAAGATCAATTTAATTTTGGTAAAGCTTCTGCACTACGTAATGAACGTAATACTGTCAATGATTACAACCTAAATCTAGAAAATCGTATCGGTAGAGAAAGAGCTTTGACTGGTATGTCTGAAGAAGATGCAGCAGCAAAGTTAGCTAAATATCGTGCAGTAGCAGGTTAAGGAGAACATCATGGCAGTTACAACATGGCGTAGTACATATCAACAACCTACCGTTGACATTAATGGGTTGTTGAATAGTGGTGCATTAATCGGTAAAGGTTTCTCTGGCTTTGGTTCAGCAATCCAGAATGTTGCCGATCAGAGAGCATTAGCTGAGCTTGCTCAATATACTGATGCTGCAAAGCTTAATGAAGCCCTACAGTCAGGTGCTTTTGCTGGAGCATCTGAAAATGTATTAGCTAAAGCAATGAGTCGTCCTAGTTCACTAATTTCTAATGCGATTAATCAAGAATCCTTGGATTACGCACAGAAAACTCATCCGTA